TTAGTAGTAGAAAATAACAACATTGGTTGGGCTACTTTAGATGCAATTTTAGAAAGAGGATATAGAAATTTATATTATTCTCCAAAAAGTGAAGCATTAAATGCTGAAACGTATTTAGAAAAAGTAGATGATCCCTCAAAAATGATCCCTGGGTTTACAATGTCTATGAGGACAAGACCTTTGGTAGTTAATAAGTTTAGAGAATACGTTGGTGATAAAAGTGTAACTATTCAATCCAAACGTTTACTTGAAGAAATGAAAGTATTCATTTGGAGAAATGGCAGACCTGAAGCTCAATCCGGCTATAATGATGATTTAGTTATGAGCTTTGCTACAGGGATGTATGTTCGAGATACCGCTTTAAAATTCAGATCCCAGGGCTTAGACTTAACCCGTGCTACACTGAGTAATATGGCTACTGTTAGACCTAATGCTCAGGGTAATTTTACTATGAATGGTAAACCTAATCCTTACCAAATGAATATTAATGGGCAGGATGAAAATATAAGCTGGTTACTGTAATATTTATTATATATAATTTAATTTAAATGGCTGATACAAGTGTTTTTTCAAGATTAAGGAAATTATTCTCAACAGATGTAATAATTCGTAATGCTGGTGGTAATCAGCTTAAAGTAATGGATGTTAATAGCATCCAATCAACAGGTGAATTTCAAACCAACGCCTTAGTAGATAGGTTCAATCGTATCTACTCTAGTAATAGTACCTCATTATATGGCGCTCAATTAAACCTTAACTGGAGATACCTCCGCACCCAAGTATACTCAGATTATGACGCAATGGATACAGACGCTATTATCGCATCTGCTTTGGATATAATCGCAGACGAATGTACTCTCAAGAATGACATGGGTGAGGTACTTCAAATCAGAAGTAGCGATGAAGACACGCAGAAAATCCTATATAACTTGTTTTATGATGTATTAAACATTGAGTTTAATCTTTGGTCTTGGATTCGCCAAATGTGTAAGTATGGTGACTTCTTCTTAAAATTAGAAATTGCAGAAAAATTCGGAGTATATAATGTTATCCCATATACTGCATACCACATTATGAGGGAAGAACACTATGACCCCAAAAACCCAGCCGAAGTAAGATACAGATTTAGCCCAGATGGTTTTTCAGGTGGTGCTACAGGTTATTATGGTGTAACAGGGCAAGGTACTTATAGTACTAACAAAAACGACTCATCACTTTATTTTGACAACTACGAAATGGCCCACTTCAGACTAATTACTGATGTGAATTACCTTCCATATGGCCGTTCATATCTTGAGCCTGCTCGTAAGTTATTTAAACAATATATTTTGATGGAAGATGCAATGTTGATTCACCGCATTGTTCGTGCTCCTGAAAAACGAGTATTTTATGTTAACGTAGGTTCTATCCCACCAAATGAAGTAGAAAACTTCATGCAGAAGACTATCTCACAAATGAAGAGGACTCCATTTATGGATCCAAATACTGGTGAGTATAATTTGAAATATAACCTACAAAACTCATTAGAAGATTTCTTCATCCCAGTACGTGGTAATGATACTACTACTAAAATTGACACTACTAAAGGTTTAGATTATACAGCAATTGATGATGTAGTTTATTTAAGAGATAAATTGTTTGCTGCCTTAAAGGTACCTAAAGCATTTATGGGTTATGAAAAAGATTTAACTGGTAAAGCAACATTAGCAGCTGAAGATATCCGTTTCGCTCGTACAATTGATCGCATTCAACGCATCATACTTTCAGAATTAAATAAAATAGCATTAGTACATTTATATACTCAAGGCTATAGAAATGAACAATTAACTAATTTTGAATTATCATTAACCACTCCTTCTATCATTTACGATCAAGAAAGAATTGCATTGATGAAGGAAAAAGTTGATTTGGCTCGTAGTCTTATGGAAGTTAAATTGCTCCCTACAGATTGGATTTACGACAATGTATTCCACCTGAGCCAGGATCAATATGATGAGTATAGAGATTTAATTGCTGAAGACCAAAAACGTACCTTCAGATTCAAACAAATTGAAAATGAAGGTAACGACCCACTTGAATCAGGTAAATCATACGGTACACCTCATGATTTAGCAGCATTGTATGGTGCTGGAAGAAATAACATGGGTGTTCCTGATGGTTATGATAAAGATGAGCCTTTGGGTCGTCCTGAAGAAAAAGCATCTAACATCAATACCCAAGATAACGTATTTGGTAAAGATAGATTGGGTAATGCTGGTATGAAAAAAGGAGACGCAACAGGTGAAGATGGATCTTTAAAGAATAATTTTAAAGGAGGATCGCCTTTGGCTTTAGAGACTAAAAATAAAAACAAAACTTTGTTAGAATCTTTAGATAAAAAATTATTTATTAAAAAAGAAGAATCTTCATTGTTAGACGAATCCCAAATACGAGAATAATATCTCTATATATATTTATAATTAAAATATTACCTTAGGAATGACCATAAAACATTCAAAGTATAAAAATACCGGTATTCTTTTTGAATTATTAGTAAGACAAATTACAGCCGATACCTTATCAGGAGTTGAAAATCCTCCAGCTGTTGGTATCCTTAAAAAGTATTTTACTAAGACTGAATTAGGGAGAGAGTATAAATTATACGAAAGCTTTTTTAGATATACTAATACTAGTGAAGCTAAAGCAGACATGGTAGTTAGCACCATTATAGAAAGTTCTAAGCATTTAAATCGTTCTATCCTAAGAAGACAAAAGTATAATTTGATTAAAGAAATCAAAAATCATTATGGTTTAGAAGAATTCTTTAAAACCAAATTACCAAATTATAAGGCACAAGCTGCTTTATTCACACTTTTAGAGGTTTACAACAGTGAAAACCTGTCTAATCCTAACCAAATTATAGAAAATAAAACAGTTTTATTAGAATATTTAACTAGCTCAAATATTAATAAAGAGGAAGTTAAAGAAAATATTTTAGAAGAATTTAAAAACCAGGATAAAGACATTCGTGTGTTAGCATATAGAGTATTATTAGAAAAATTTAATGATAAGTATGCGGATTTAAATTCAAATCAAAAATCAACACTAAAAGAATTTATTAATAGTGTTGACAACACACCTAAATTAAAAGAGTTCTATAATACTAAAATAACTGAAATTAAAAATACTTTATTGGCCTTAAATAAAAAGGTTACTAATAAAGCTATTCAAATTAAAGTAAATGAGGTTGTAAACATTTTACCAAGTTTAGGTAAAACAGATAAGGTTAATGATGATCATTTAATTAATCTTCTTCAATATTATCAATTAGTTGAAGAGTTAGAAACCGCAAAATGATTAGTAGGGAACGAATAAAAGAACTTGTGACCCAACGCCTAAAAGAAGCCAGCGCTACAGGCACTGGCGCCTTTGTTACCCCAGGCGAAGGCCTGGGTGTATCTGCTAAAATGGGTTTTAAACGTGTAAATCAAAAAAAACTAAATAAAGCTGCTCACGGTATTGATGTAAAACATTTGTGGGAAGAAAATTCTAAATTTGACATAGAAGCATTTGTGTCGGGTTTAAATACGGATAATGAAAAATTAAAAAAATTCATTACTAAACGCTTATTAGACTTTGACATTATAGAAGATAATTTAAAAGCTATAATTGAACGTCTTAAACGCGCTAAATTAGAAACACAACAAAGTTACGAACAAGAACCTAGTTATAAGGTTCTTTATAGCACAGACTTAATTAAAGACAACCTAGAAGATATTTTAACATTATTAAAATCAAATGAAAACACTCCAGGCACAATATAACCTTATTAAAGAAGGTAAAGGCGACAAAGCATACTTCATGAAACTTGCTCGCTATAATTTCCCAGACCTTATCACCCCAGTATTATCATATAGTGATACTATTACTGTATTAAAGAATAAAAGTATCTTATCTGAAGGCATTGGTGGTGTAATTACCACAGGTAAAAAGCAAGATTGGCATGCTATCTTTAATGAAAACATGGAAAAGCTTAAGGAAAAGAAAGATGATGAAGATAAAGAAGATGATGATGATGATGAAAAATATAAGGAAAAAATAGACCAATACGAAAAACGAGAAAAAGATATAGAAAAGTTTGGTTTACAACATTTAAAGCATCTTAGAGAAGATAAAAAAGAAATTATAAGCCAACTTATGGGTCCTGATTTTTTCTTGTCTAAAAAAGAAGAATCAACTTGGGATGATGTCGATATAGACACGTATAATAAAATAACCAAAATGGCTTCATCAACAGGTAAAGTACCTAAATTAAATGAAGCTAAAGAAGTTAAAGCTGAAGAAAAAGAAACTACCAAAGACGTAACCGATATGGCTACTCGTGGTTACGATTATAAGGATGAAAAGAATTATGATAACGTGTTTGGTCAAGAATTTTTACAAGG